AGGCCGGACGGACGTGGATGAGACTGAGACTTTCACTGCTGGACTTCCTGCTTGGCATTGCTGACGGCCTGAACTGGAAAAGGCTGGCCATCAAACTCAGCAACTTCATTACCGGCTCTCTGGACGAGTTGGCAACATGGCTGAAAGAGAAGGATCCGGTAAAGGTCGCAAACGCGCTGAAGGATTTCTTCGGGAACATCAAGTATAAAGAGATCGGCGACAAGGTGAAGGAAGTTCTGAAGAACGCGCTTGGACTTCTCAGCGGCGTTGTCGGCGAGCTGTTGCCAGATGATCTCGGAGACAAACTGAAAGATGGAATCGTCAACGCGATCAAGAACGCTGATTTTGCTGCGCTTCATAACGTAATAAGTTATCAAATTGATAAGGCTATTTTTGGCGAAGGCTTTGCAACACGCACGTGGTATAACAAGGGCGATTTTGCAGGAAGAGATATCATTCTCGGAACAGAAGCCGGTATCAAGCTACAAGCGTCTGAGTTTAAAGCCACACTACAAGGATACATTACTGACCCTGTCAGCCAATCGCTCTATGAAATGGAGCAGAACGGAGCAAACGCAGGAACTAACCTGAAAAACGAAATGAGCAACATGGCTTCCAACGTAGGAACAAGTATGTCCGATATCAAAAGCAGTACGTCTGGAGTTTCAGATTCTCTGTGGGACGTTTCGTTAAACGGAAGCAGCGCAATGGCAGATTTAAGCTACGCTATTGACGGAGTTTCCGGGGCGGCTGCATCTATGGCTCAGAACGGAAGCAGTGCCATGAGTGAAATGGATCGCGCTGTATATAACAACGGCCAGAATATGGTAACAAACCTGAACACGATCCGTGATGCAGCACTTGAAGTATGGAATGCGCTGAGACAACTTGGCGATAAAGGTCAGGCGAGAATTGACGCAAACGGCGGGATATGGAATTCGCTCGGCGGGTTCGCTTCTGGCGGATTCCCGGAGGACGGGCTATTCTATGCCAACCACAGTGAGCTTGTCGGTAAGTTCACCAACGGAAGGACCGCTGTAGCAAATAACGAGCAGATCGTGGAAGGAATCAGCGCTGGTGTGTTCAATGCGGTTGTCTCAGCATTCGCGCAGACCGGAAGCGGAAGCAGCAGCGGAGATGACAGACCGGTGAACATTTATCTGGACGGCAAACTGATTGCGCAGTCCACAACGAAATACCAGAACCAGCGTGCAAGAGCGATGGGCGCGTAAAGGCGGTGAAGCAGCATGAAGGTCAAAATCAACGATTACGACATCACAAACTTGATCGCCTATAACGGCCTGAAGTGGCAGAGGAACGATATCGATGACCCGGACACCGGACGCGATATGTCCGGGACGATGCACAGGGGACGGGTGGCGACCAAGATTCGTCTGGATATTACCTGCCGCCCGCTTTATGCAAACGAACTGCGAACGCTTCTGAATCTGATTTATCCAGAGTTTGTGAGCGTGATGTATGATGACCCGATGCAAGGTCGCGTTGTGAAAACAATGTACTCCAACAACAATCCGGCAGCGTATCAGGGTAAGAATAAGGATGGGCGAGAGGTATGGACGGGCGTGACGTTCCCTCTGATTGAGAGGTGACATGGCATGCAGGAAACATCAGCCATCTACAACAATCTGATCGCAAGTCCAAACCATTATTTTGAGACAAAGCTTATTATCAGCGACGGCGAAAATGCTTACACGTATTTAGAGGATACGCTGTTTTCCGTCTCCACTGACGGGGCTGTGTTCCCGGAGGAAAACCCGACATTCGGGAGTGCAACGTCAAGGGAAATCAACGTCGAGATGGTGGAACCAGACCAGAGCATACCGAGAATGGCTAGACTATATCCCTATGTCAGAGTATGCGGAACACTGGACAGCGGGTATTCATGGCGGTTCATAGACGGCGTTTTCGTGTTTACGAATGGGGTTACACTGCAAAACAGCATTCTGACGTTTGCACCGGAATCAGGAGCGTACATAGAAGACAGTATCCTGAACATGCCGCCCAAAACCATAGAAGCCGAATCTGAATGGATTCAAAAGGGCGTATTCAGCATCGATACACGCGAGACAGATGAGCATGTACTTGGAGAGAACGTGCTTCGCATCCACGGTTACGATGAAATGATGCTGACGGAGCAGGACTATCCGTCATCTACGCTGGAATGGTCGGAAACAAGTCCAAAGGCAAGGGAAGTTCTGGATGAGATTGCATCGGCAATCGACGTTGAGCTGGATGATCGGACTAAGGCGGCGTTTCCTGTTAATGATGGTTATGTGATCGGTTTCCCGGCAGGATATACCATGCGAGAGGTGCTTTGCAGTATTGGAGCAATGTATGGCGGTGGCTTCTGTATGTCGGATGAAGGAAAGCTTCTCTTTATCGGCCTGACGGACCTGCCGGAGGAGACCAACTACCTGATTACGCAGACAGGGAACTATATCACGTTCGGCGGTTTAAGAATCCGCCTGAGGTAAGAGCATGGCAGACAAAATCTATCTTGGTCAGAACGCAAAGTCATTCCGAAGTTCACCAAGGTTTGATAATTATGACATGGTGATCCTGAACATTGATGAGGAGAACTATGTATCCAGCCCGTACGTTACCGTTGACGCGAGTAAATGGGAAAGCGCGGCAAACGGTGATCACGTTTTCACCTATAACGGTACTGCATGGGAATACAACGATGCCACCTACACGACAGCGCAACTCAGCAGTGTTTATGGTATCACCGTGACGTACTCATCTGTGACGGCGGTGAAGACCGGCGATACCGTTACAGTCAGCAAGATCACGAACGACGGCACGTCAACCGTGACTGCACACCTCACGAGGCCAGGTCGTGTGCTGGAAGTCAATTGCCCACTTGTGAAACCGAATCAAAGGCAGGCCGTAGCAGATGCGTTGCTTGCAAAGGTGTACGGTTTTTCCTATCAGCCGTATGAAGCGGACGGAGCGTTGCTTAATCCAGCGGCAGAGCTTGGGGATGCAATCACCGCATACGGCGTTTATGGTGGGCTGTACAAGCAGAATCTGACGTTCGGTCGGTTGATGAGTTCCAGCATTGGTGCTCCGGCAGACGAAGAAATTGATTCTGAGTTTCAGTTCAAACCAGCACAGGAGCGGAGATACACCAGAAAGTTTGCTGAAATTGCCGCTGAATTCAAGATTCAATCAGATGAGATTTCCGCGAAGGTGAGCAAGGTAGGCTCAAACGGTGAGACCGGTGCAAATTCATTTTCGTGGCAACTGCAAGACGATCATTTTTCCGTATTCAGCGGAACGAAAGAAATGCTCCGTATTGATTCCAGTGGTTCAAAGTTTGCCGGTCTTGTCAGAGCAAGTGCTATTCAAGTTGGAACGAAGAAGATAGGTGGAGAAGAGTGCGGTTATATAGTGAGTGGTCAGATCGGCGTTGGACAGGTCAAAGGTGGAGTGAATGATCAAGGTGATGCAACGGGGAATATTGCAGCAGGAACCGTTCAAAATGCAAATACCACATTCACGGGTACGTTAAATCAAGTAGGGACAAACAAATCGAACATTGAAGCAATGCAAGGATATTTCACCGGAAGCGCAAGGTTTAGCAACCTGAAAGCAAGTGTGATATGGCTTAATTATGGTGGAACGGACAAATATCTATATTTCGACTCAAACAATTATGTCCGTGGCGGTACATCAACGTAAGGAGATCAAAAATGCAAAAGTTGGTTACAAATACAGGAAAAGAGTTTGCAATAAACTGGTGTGGGCCATCTACTATTGATTTTGCACTTCGTTTCGGAGTACCAGACGGGAATATGCTGGAAATACTTCAGGTGTTTATGAATCCAGAAGAAACACAGGTTCTAAAGCATCACTTTGACAATCAGATCACAACCTTCAATGGCTATACCGCTTTCAAAGGTGTTGATTTGAAGGTTGATGGTGAGATCGTTGTTGCTTTAAACCAAAAGCAAGGAGAAACGACATGACACGATCTGAAATACAAGCAGTAATCTCAGAACTGAATCGCCTGACGGTCAGCGGCGAAGCAAACCTTGACATTCTGCTTGGCTGTATCACGTTTCTGAAGTCAAAGATTGTTCACCAGGCTGAAGAAACGACTGCGGAGGAAGGTGATCAGGATGGCTGAATCAACGATTGGCTCTCTTCCAGCGGTAACAGATATATACGACAGTGACAAGTTCGCGCTCGAACAGAACGGCGAGGCAAAGTGTTTGCTCGGTAATCTACTGAGGCGATACATTAACAGGAACATCCTGAGTATTACGGTTCATCAAGTTAGTTCAACAACACCTGCGGGAGTTAAATCTTATGATTCGAGAAGCGGTGAATTGGAGCTTAATATTCCTCAAGGTGTTGGAATCTCATCTGTTGAGCCAATTGCGCCAGATCCTGATGCGCCTGCCGGTCCTGCGAGACTCATGAAGACATACCGAGTCACGAGAGAAGACGGGACATATTACGACATGATCTTCTATGACGGTCGTGGTATTCAGAGCATCCAGAAGACAGCCGGTGATACAAGTCCCGGTTCCATTGACACATATACTATCTACTTCAACGATGGCACAACCTCTCAGTTTTACGTCTACAACGGGAGAGATGGCCAAGGTCAGGTCAATACCGTTGACGGTGTACAGAGCGATGCAAATCTCAATATTGCGCTGGGGGCCATGCGGCTGAATGCTTCCGTTGGACTGGACACCATGTCAGGCGTCGATCTGGACACGCGAGTCTCCGGTGTTGTGATGGTTGACGGAGCGACTTGTCAGCACTCTCCGTATTCTGACGTTTTCATGCTGGTTTGCAGCGGCAACGGCACAATTAAAACTCAGCTTGCAGTCAGCAAAAACAATAGCAGACCTGTGATGACAAGGACGTTTGCAAACAATGCGTGGTCAAGCTGGACATATTTCGCTACGACCAGAGTGGTCAGTGTTACTTTACCTGCGGCAAACTGGGTTCAGAACAGCAATTATAATTACTACTCTCAAACGGTCGCGGTCAGCGGTATCACGCCGAACACAAGAGTCGATGTTCAGCTCACACCAGAGCAGATGATTGACCTGTTCAACAATAACACTGTCGGTATCGTTGCTACAAACGATAACGGGACAGTAGAGTTCCATGCCGCAAGATATGCTCCGAGCAGTGACATTGCTGTGCAAGTTACATTGACCGAGGTGATCACATGATTGTCGGAAAAGGATGGAAAAGCACAACGGAACGGAAGTATCTGGTCAAGGATGGCGTACGTAACAAAAATATTGGTGGATTCGGGAACGGATTCTTAGTCCATAATATGACATATGATTCAACACTCGGAGCGTTGAAGACAACAACTCAAGTTAATAGTGCTGGTGGTGAAACCGTCAAAGTATCTTCAACGGAAATGCTGAAATACAAATCTCTTAATATCAGAATCGGTACAAGACCTGCATATGACCAACAGGAGAAGATACCAACGGTTAGGATTGATTGGGGCGTCAAGACTGACGGCACACCATCCCGCCTCACGGTTCCTGTTTCAACAGAACCATTCATAGCCTCAAGTGGAATATATAAGAGAAAGTATTTACGGCATTTCGATCTCAGTCACTTAGACGCTCACAACCAAAATACGATTTTCGTTGAGTTTACAAGCGCCAGCGATCCGTATGTTGGGTGCATCTTTGACATCTGGCTTGAGTAAGGGGTGATAAGCGGTGAACTACAAAACCATAACCGTATCATTCGGCGCACTGCGGAAGATCACCGGACCTGCGCTCCAGTGGCAGTACAACGAGAAGCAGTATCTTGTCATAAAAGGTCTCGACCTGCCTGAAGTGTACGCAGTGGACTTCATGAACCAAGGCGACGCCAAGACGATCAGGATGACGCCGACAGAAGATGGTGTGCTGATCCCGGATCAGTATCTTCTTGATGGTAGACCGCTGATTGCCTACATCGTCGTGGTGGACGGGGAGAGCGTCAACACCATTGCGCAGGTCACATTCCCGGTCAACACGCGAGGCGAACCAACGGATATATCACCTGAACCGGCAAAGCAGCAGCAGATTGACAGCCTAATTGCGAGAATGAATACGGCAGCGGAATTGATCGAGGAAGCGGCAGAACTGCTTCAAAATGTCGGTCTAGCAGTAGATGAAAGCGGCATTCTATATGTTAAAACAAGGAGTGATGACTGATGAGTGTAAGAGGGTTCAACACCGGCGCTGGCGTTGAGAGGTATGACTACAATGCTCTGGATAACATACCGGTTACAACCAACACCAGAGTGAAGGGCGATGCGGAATCAGAGTACCGCACCGGCAATGTCAACCTTACAAAAGCAAACATTGGGCTTGGTAACGTTGACAACACCAGTGATGCACAGAAGCCTGTCAGCACAGCACAGCAGATTGCCCTTGAAGGAAAAGCAGATAAAACAACTGTCGATGACTTAAGTCGCCAATTAAGTGACGTTGTGGGCGTGGACGAATGGTACGACGCCGACCTGTGGTTGGAGGGACACTTAAATTCAGCCACTGGTGCTATATCCACGAGTCCAACTTACAACAGGATGGGTACTCCGAATCTGATCCCCGCAAATGTTACGTGCATCAAGGTGCAGGAAGGATACAAAATCATCCCTTACTGCTGGAGTGCAGACGGGAGCACCTACCTTGGACTTTGGAATGGCACTGCGCCCCAAAAGACATGGGATGAAACAGTATGGATGGTAGGCACTGTGGATCTTAAGGCGATTTCTACAGAGTACAGATTTAAGATCCTCGCGCAACTCGCCACTGGATCACGTCAGCTTACCCCTGAAGCAGATGCGGACAAGTTTATCTTTGCATCGTTTTCGGATGAAACCTTATCAATCAGCGGTAAAGCCGCTGATGCAAAGGCAACCGGGGACCGGATCGCCAACGTTGAGTCTAAAGTAAGTAACGAAACCACCGGCCTCGACACCAAAGCTCCTGTCATCATTAACACAGCTTCCGGTGATATCGCAAGCTTTGACGATGGCGCGGACTCTATGCTGATTCGGAAGCTGATGGCGAACATTGAGCCTGTGCAGGATCTGCATGGGTATGACCATCCGTGGCCTGCTGGTGGTGGTAAGAATCTTCTTAATTTAGATGCAATTCCTTCTACACAAACAAAAAACGGCATTACGTTCACCAACAACGGCGATGGGACAGTAACGGTGAATGGGACGGCAACTACTGAGGTAACCATTGCATCTGGTAATATCATGATGGCAGGAAATTGCAAATTTACGTCCGGGTTGATTGGCAACACCAATGCAGGCGTTTACACGTTTATTTACTGTACAACTGACACGGCTAGACCTTATCAGTGGGATGGGACAAACAGAGTTACAAACGAATACAGAGGCCAGTTTGGGGAAGTAGCGTTTGAAGAGGGGAAAAACTATGTATACGATTTTCGAATCATAAGCGGAGTTACAGTCAATAACGTTACATTCCGCCCCATGATCTGCGCTTCCACCGAAACCGACTCCACCTTTGCTCCCTACTCCAACATCTGCCCGATCAACGGTCACACCGGTATGGTGGGCAAGCGGACAGGAAAGAATCTGTTGCCTTATCCGAGCAGTGTACCGCAAGCTGGATCAACAGTTACTCAATACGGCGTAACCATGACACACAATGAAGACGGGACGCTTTCTTTTGCTGGGACTGCACAGCAACAGATGTGGTTTTATATCAATACCTATACGGCGGACCATTCACGTGATTTCCAGTTTGTCCCGGGCGATTACATCATAAGTTCTGGGATCAGCGGAGAAACGGGTACTGCTGGATATCGCTTCCAAATGTCGATCTACGAGAATGGCGCGATGAAAATGACCGCTATCGATACTGGATCAGGTGCTAATCTTACAATTAATGATGGAGAAACTGAAGCCGTCTATCTTTACGTCCCATCCGGTAAAAACATGGACGGCATAACTATCAAACCAATGCTCCGTTTAGCATCTGACACCGATGCTACATTTGAGCCGTATATAGAGAAGGATATCTCCGTCAACTGGCAAGACACAGCCGGGACGGTGTACGGCGTGACGCTGGATGTGGTAAGTGGAGCGCTGACAGTGGACAGAGAAACATTTTCTATAGATGGTTCAACTAACATCACTTCAATTACTGAGATGACCAATGTCATACGGTTCTGGGTTTACACCGATGCGAGATTTATGCTGCCGGGAAGCCAGAATTATTTTAAGAATATGAGTGATCGATTAACAATTAGTTTTGATTACGCAGCAGATAAGACATCCTTTTTGGTTTCAGATCAATACAAACAATCGCTCATCATTAAATTGCCAAAAGGTACATGCGAGGCGACGGCGGCGGGAATCCGTGCGTATCTGCAAGCAAATCCACTTCAGTTTGTACTGCCGCTTGCCAATCCCGTTACCTACCAGCTCACACCGCAGGAGATAACGACTCTGCTTGGCACGAACAACATCTGGACGGATGTCGGGCCGGTCAGCGTTGAATACCCGGCTGATACCAAGCTCTATATCGAAAAGCTCACTCAGCCGACAGAAGACGATATGACCGCAGACCACGCTATATCAAGCGGCACGTTCTTCATGATCGGAAACACGCTCTATCTCGCAACATCACAGATTGCCGCAGGAGCAACTATCACGCCGGGGACAAACGCAACACAGCTTTCACTCGCAGATGCACTCAATCAACTCAATACCTGATAGGAGGAATAAACAATGAAGTACGCAATTATCAAGGTTATCAATGGTTCTTACTCCATCCATGCAGAGGGCTTTACCTCTGTCGCCGCCGCAAAAGTCAACTATCACGGACTCTGCCAGACGCTCTGGAACGCTCCTGATGTTCTTTCCGCATACGTCATGATCGCTGATGAACAGCTTGACGCTGTGGAAGGGTACAAGGAGTACATCCACCATGAGGCACAGCCCGAACCGGCTCCTGAAGAGGTCACTGATGGCGAATAAGTTTGTCACTTAAGGGCCTAAATAAACTAAAATGAACAAATGGGAAGAACTGAGAAACACAATCCAAGAAATGCATGATAACAATTCCGATAAGCCTGATGTGGTGACCGCAATGCAATTTCTGCTGAATCTGATGGAGGTCAAGGATGGGAGACAGCGCAAGACTATCTCGTGAAAATCATGGCGAAATCACGAGATAGGCACAAGATAGCACTGTAAACTGCGGCGGCTCAGTTGTAGGAAGTTGGATATGCCCTTGAGGCATTGCCGGTGAAAGTCCAGATGCCAACGCGAGGAGGATTCCGGTCCGACTCATCTGAGTTATAACCGCCACCTTTCAAGAACATTTCAAAACCTTACAGGAGGGATGCCGATATGCTTTTAGTCAGGATCATGATTTATATCGCCGTGGTATCGGCAGTCATCATTTGCTTTTGCGTTGTAGGAGGTAATAAGCCATGATTACACGTGAAGAGCTGGAAGAGTTTATCGAGGGAATGATATGAGCTATCATCAAACTATTTATAACCTGTTGCGCAGTTACGGGCTGTCTGAGGCCGGTGCGCTTGGAATGCTTGGTAATTGGGAATGCGAGTCTGGCTGTGAGCCGTATCGGGTGCAAGGAGACTATCAGGCAAGCCGGTCAATCAGCAAAGCGTATGTCAATGCTATTCAGAACGGCACACAAGACCGGGAACGCTTTGCGACGGATCAGAAAGGATTCGGCCTTGCTCAGTGGACCTATCCACAGCGCAAACGGAATCTGTGGGATTTTGCGGACAATGGGAAAGTTATTGCATCAGTAACGATGCAAGTAGACTTCGCCATGTCGGAGTTGCGGAATGAGTATCAAAGCCTTTTGGCGTTTCTGAAAACCACCAATGATATTCAGGCGGCTTGTGACCGTATCTGCCGTGAATTTGAAAGGCCAGCTGTCAACAATGTTCAGGCGCGGTATGAAGCGGCACTGCGGATCAGGCGCGAAATTGATCTGAGCGGAACAGTTTCCAATTCGGAAACAGTTGACGAAGACCATATTGTTGACGTCACCAAAAAGGTCGAGACTTGGCCTCCTCGCGTGATTGACGAGCATTGCACGGGATGGCCGGAGGTATGGCTTGTTCAGTCGATGCTGAGATGCAGAGGCTACAATGTGCTGGATGACGGAATCTGGGGAAGCGTTATGACCGAGAAGGTCAAGCAGTTTCAAAGGGAGAACGGCCTCTCCGCTGACGGAGTTGTAGGCAAGAACACGTATATCAAGCTGGGCATCGACCCGGCAGTTTTTGAAGGGAGATAAAGCTATGGAACAGTCTGGAAAGAAAAATGCAGAGCGGTACTTGGTGATCGCAAAGAGCGGTGAATCCGCAACCGTGTGGGCAGAGGACTGGAATGACGTCCTCAAGGAGATCGATGAAAGTGCAGAAGTGGATGCGGCGACCTTCGGAAAGGAAGACGTCAAGCTGATCATGATGATGGACTGAGTGGGGGGAACGGAAATGAATATTGAAAATCTTGGGATTGCTGGAATTCCTGTTATTACGGTCATTGTGTTTCTGGCCGTAGAAGCTGTCAAGGCGACCTCGCTGGACAACAAATGGCTTCCTGTGATCGCCGGTGCGTTCGGAGCGGTACTTGGAATTGTTGCAATGTTTATCATGCCTGATTTTCCCGGCAAGGACTATCTGACAGCAACGGCTATCGGCATTGAGTCCGGCCTTGCTGCAACTGGTGCGCATCAGATCTACAAGCAGCTGACAAAGAGCAAAACAGAGGAATAACGGAGGAACCTGCCATGAGTGATGTTGTCCTCGCCGCCCTGATTGGTGCGGCA